TTTTTTAATTGAGTATTATTTTTTAATTGAGTATTATTTTCTAATTGGGAATTATTTTTTAATTGAGTATTATTTTCTAATTGAGTATTATTTTCTAATTGAATATTATTTTCTAATTGGGAATTATTATCTAATTGAGTATTATTTTCTAATTGGGAATTATTATCTAATTGGGAATTATTATCTAATTGGGTATTATATAATTCATAATTTACTGATATTTGCACTTCATCATCTAAATTATTTATTAAATTCATAAATATATTATAATTTATTATTATTTTATAATATATTATTTAGATATATAAATGTCTAAACATTACAGAACATTAAAACATCATCATAATGGGCGTGGTAGTGCTACTCGTGGTTGGAAAAGTCAAAAACCTGGATATCATCAACGAACAGTTATGTTAAAAAAATGCGGTAAAAAATGCTTTTTAGGTGCTAATAAAAGCTATCCTATTTGTAAGAAAAATACATGTAAAATTAGTAGGGTTGGACTACAAAGTGCTTATAATCGTGCTCGTCAATATCATAAACAAACTATTTCTGCAAAAGCTTCAAAATTATTAAAAAAATATTTTAATTAAAATTTTTTTTTGTAATAAATCCTCAAGGGTATAAACATTGTCTATAATTATTATAATTATTTAATCCACATATGTTATTACCAAATAATGAACCACTTGGGTCAATAGAATAATTTAAAAATGGTATATCACTTGTTGGATTTATTATTAAAGGTGTTTGTCCTGTTTGTAAATTTGATGCTACTGTGACACCACTTAAATCTAATTGTGTTACTAAATTTATATATAATTCATTTTTATTAAAACTTGAATTTGGATTTAAATAATTAAAATAATTTGATAAATAAATATTATTTGGAATAGATTTTTTTGATAATATTATGTTATCACAAATTTTTGATGCACATAAAATTGCTTTTTGTTTTCTCTTGATTATTACATCACTGGCATTTTTTGACTTGTGAAATTGAGAGAATGATGGAGTTGCTGGGTTTGAATTAAATGTTGATTTGAAACCTGAATACATCTTATTAATATAAAATATTATATTATATTAATTAAAATTGAGTAATAATTAAAATAATAATTATTATTATGAATTTAAAATTATTTTTTATGATGACATTATTTAATAATTATTATAGTTTTAATTGGTGTAAGTTTAATTGTATTAAATTTAATTGTATTAATACTAATAATTTAAATACTAATAATTTAAATACTAATAATTTAAATACTAATAATTTAAATACTAATAATTTAAATACTAATAATTTAAATAATAATAATTTAAATAGTAATATTTCTAAATTATATAATGATGTTTGTAAATTAGATAATATTAATACTAATTTTGATAATAAATATATTAATAATAAAAATTATGATTGTGATGGTGATGATATAACTATTAGTGATACAGTTGAATTTAGATTTCCTATTAATGGTGGTCGTGTTATAAAGGTTTATGATGGTGATACGATTACAATTGCTACTAAATTACCATTTGATAAATCACCGCTTTATAGAATTAACGTGCGTTTAAATGGGATTGATACACCTGAAATAAAGGGTAAAAATGTTAGTGATGAAGAGAAATTATGTGCTAAAAATGCTAGGGACTTTTTAAGTAATTTAATAATTAATAAATATGTAAGATTAGAAAATATTGCTAATGAAAAATATGGACGTTTATTGGCAGATGTATATTATGGTGAAATACATATAAATGATTTAATGATTAAAGAACGTTATGCAGTAATTTATGATGGTGGTATTAAGAATAAACCTCAATCATGGCTTAAATATCGTATTAGTGGTGATTTATTTTAGTTAAGATAAATGAATTTATAATATTAAATAATTAGAAAACTTTATTCAAGGGTTTAAAAGTCATAAGCAGTTGTTAATATTAATGAAAAACTATAATCCATAGCATTAATATCTAATATTCGTCCATATTCATCTAATAATTGGATTGTTAAATTTTGTATATTTATTGGACCTAAATATTCTCTTGGTATTGTTATTGATAATAAATTATTTTGTTCTAAAATACTAAATGGTTGTGATTGTAGAGAAATACGTGCTAATATATTTTTATTTAATAATGATGAATTAAATGCACTAAAAAAACTATTAATTACATTATTATTATAGTCATCTACTACTAAATAAACATAACGTGGACCAGTTACATCTATTATTCCTTCTGATACATAATTTAAATTATTAATATAAAGACCATTACGAAAACCTAATATCCAGCCTAACTTCAATGGTAATGGTGTTACATCATTTTCTGTACCATTTGGTAATGTTAAAAAATTTAATTTTAAATTCTTATAATTGGCTATATTTGCTTTAAATCCTAATATTGTTTGTCCGCTTCCTGAACCACTTGTTATATCTACATTAAATGCCAAGTCATTAAATGGAGACCCTAAATTTGTTAATGCATCATTTAAAGCTGCTAAAATTGTGGTTTCATTATAATTACCATCATTAATTTTTATAGTAGCAGTATATTCTGTGTCATCATTTTTTATAATTGTAATTTCTAAATAATTATTATTATATTGTTTACTTATTACATAATATGTCGTTGGTAATTCAATGGCTCCTAACTGCATTTGTACTACATTATTAAATTGTGTAGGTAATGTTATAGTATAATTTGTTGCCTGTGAAGTATAATAATTAGACCTAAATCTTGAATCTAATACTAATGTTTTTTTAAAGAAACGTTTTTTTATTGGGTTTATTTTACCTTGATAAAATTCACTTACTGATGAAGAAACATAAGGTAATTTTGGACGTTTTTGAATTTCGTGATTACTAAATTCATCTTCTAATTTAGTAGGACCTAAATTATATGATAAATGATAAACATCATCTAAATCTTTCGATCTTTTTTTTAAATTTTCTTTGGCATTTTCTAAAAATTCTAGTGTTTTTTCTTTTAGATTTGCATCTACTGATTTATTATTTTCAATTGCTTTTTTTAATTTATTTGTTTTAAATTCTATTATTGAATTATTATAATCATTTGGTATTTCTAATAATTCTAATAATTCTTCTTTTGTATAATTATCTATGTTAAGGTCTATATTCATAATATTATTATTAATATTATTAATTATAATATTAAATTTTAAAATTGAATAAAATTTTTTTTACTTTATTTTTGATTATTTAAATTTTAGTAACTTTATTTTAGTAACTTGATAATAATTCTAAACATGATTAAATTAATTTCTCTTGATACTAAAAGAATTTGTATTAAGGATAATAATAATATTATGAAAAATGGAAATTATGGATGTTGTAACTATAATATTGATAATGATGATAATGATGATAATGATGATAATGATGATAATGATGATAATGATGATAATGATGATAATGATGATAATGATGATAATATAGGTAATAGCGATAATAACGATAATAACGATAATAGCAATAATAGCAATAATAGTGATAATAGTGATAATAGCGATAACAAAGATAATCACAATAATGATGATAATTTAATAGATGAATTTACAAAAAATGCTTTAAGTTATTTAAGTGCAGACCAATATTATGCTTTTCAAAAATATATTAATGGAGATAATTTATTTATTAGCGGTGCTGGTGGATGTGGCAAATCTAAATTAATACAAGTTATTTATAAACATGCTAAATCTGTCGGAAAAGTTGTTAATGTTTGTGCTTTAACTGGTTGTGCTTCCTTATTATTAAATTGTAATGCTAAAACACTCCATTCATGGGCTGGATTAGGTTTAGGAAATTATGACTTACCACAATTTATTAGGAAAATTAAAAAATCAAAATTTTATAAATCTAATTGGAAAAAAACTGATTTATTAATTGTTGATGAAGTCAGTATGTTATCTAAGAAATTATTTGATTTATTAAATGAAACTGGTAAATTAATTAGAGTAAATAACAGACCATTTGGAGGTATTCAAGTTATATTTTCTGGTGATTTTTATCAATTACCACCTGTTGGTACCAGAGAAAATATTGAAAGTAATTGTTATTGTTTTGAAAGTCTTGAATGGTCTAGTGTATTTTCGCTTGAAAATAGTATATTATTGACTAAAAACTTTAGACAACAAGATAATATTTATAGTAATTTATTGTGTCAATTACGAGAAGGAAAAATTAAGAAAAAATATCACGAATTATTAAAATCTTATGTTGGTCGTCAAATTAGTGATGATTTGATTATTAAACCTACCAAAATATTACCATTACGTTCTAATGTTGATATTATTAATAATCTAAAATTTAATGAATTAGATGGTGACACTAAAATATTTAATTTAAAATATATTAATACTTTTAAGATTGAAAATATTCAAAAAATTGAAATTTGTAATAGGAATAGAAGAATTAATAATAGTAATAGCGATGTTAGTGATGTTAGTGATGGTGGTGATGTAACTATTGTAGATGATGTAAGTGATGTAGATGATAATGATTTAATTGATAAAGATTTAATTCAACAAGTAAAATTAGTAAAAAAAATGTTTGATTCTAGTAAATCTAAACAAATTAATAATCATAATATTGAGGATTTAATACATGAATATGTTTATTTATCTTCTAATTTATTATGTGAAAAAGAAATCAAATTAAAAGTTGGTTGTCAAGTTATGTGTGTTGTTAATATTGTTGACCCTGAGACCGAACAGCTTATTTTATGTAATGGTAGTCAAGGAGTTGTAATTGGATTTGATGAAATTAATGGTTGTCCTCGTGTTAAATTTAATAATGGAATTGAGCGTGTTATGACATATCATAACTGGATTAGTGAAAAAATTGAAAAAATTGGTGTATCTCAAATTCCACTTATATTAGCGTGGGCTATTACTATACATAAATCACAAGGTGCTACATTAGAATGTGCTGAAATTGATATTGGAAATGGTATATTTGAATGCGGACAAACATATGTTGCATTATCACGTATAAAAAGTTTAGATGGTTTATATTTGAGTTCTTATGATATTAGTAAAATCAAAATAAATAAAAAAGTTAAAGAATTTTATTCTAGTTTTTAGATTGTTTTTATATTGTTTTTATATTGTTTTTATATTGTTTTTATATTGTTTTTATATTGTTTTTATATTGTTTTTATATTGTTTTTATATTGTTTTTAT